TTGGTGTAGTTACGCTAGTAGAAGCTGTGGCTGTAGTAAATGCACCTGTTGTTGCGGTGGTAGCACCAATGGTAGTACCATTAATTGTGCCGCCTGTAACCGCTACAGCATTAGCGTTTTGCGTAGACATAGTGCCAAAACCACTAATGTCTGTATTAGTTAATACGACTGTACCTGTATAGCCGTTTACGCTAGTTACCGCATCGGTGTTATCTACCTTTTGCCAAACAGACCCATTAAATACTGCCCAATCGCCAACGACCCAATCAGTAATGCCATTAAGGTTAGTGCTACCAGCAACATTGACAACATAGTAATAACCTTTAGTGCCAACAGAAGAAGTAAGGGTAGGGCTGTTAGTGCTTGCATTCCATGTTCCTTGATAGCTCAATGCTCCCAATACTGCGGCTGGAAGTTGGCTTACTGGTACTGTTCCGCTTCCATCTAAACTTGCAACGCCATTAGCTACGCCTTTTGTTGCAGTTGCAACATAGTCGCTAATCGTAACGCCTGACATTGAGCCACCAGTTACCGCTATTGCAGTAGCATTTTGGGTAGACATTGTTCCCAAGCCAGTTACATCCGTATTTGGTACGGTTGCACTAGCTGTCATAGCGGCCGTGCCGTTACCCTTTACATAACCAGTTAGAGTTGACGCACCTGTACCGCCATTGGCAACGGGGACAGTTCCCGTTAATGTATGGTCAGCATTCCAATCTGACGGCTGGACTAGGGTTGCATCCCCAGCATCAGGGATTGCTGAAGTTTTACTATGCTTGACCGTTATAGCCATTATTGAACCCCAGCAATTTTACCGTCAGGGCCACGAATTACAGTCTTAGGTTGATTTAGCTTGTCTAGCAACATAGATAGCATTTGGGCTAACTGTTGGTTGCTCATCTGCATATTCTCAATTGCAGGTTGTAATGGGTGGTTTTTCATGTCGGAATATCCTAATTGGTCTTGCAAAATATTAGCCATGTGTACATTGTCAGCATAAGCCGCTTCACCAGTATCTAAGCCTGAAGATATACGGGTTGTTTCAATCTTAGCCGCATTGTTTAGGTAAGCCAGCAACAATTCTTTGTTATTGGTGCTATCCAGTTTAGTCTGCTCAAGTTCAAGTTCCATCTGCTTTTCTTCACGATTACGCTGATCTTCAAGCTGAAACTTAAGCTGATTCTCTTGGGCTTGGTATTCTTGTTTAGCCTTCTCAAGTTCAATCTGACCCTGAATTTTGGCTTGCTCAATCTGCTGTTGCATCTGCATCTTTTGCTGTTCCATCTGCTGTTCCATCTGCAACTTCTGCATTTCAGGTGATGGCGGCTTGGGTTGACCTTCTGCCGCTTTCATCTGTTGACGGAACTTGTCGGCTGTTTCATCAATCATTCCTTCTAGACCTTTACCAGCCTTAAACGCTGTAACGCCAAACTTGAGCATCTCAACTAGCATCGGTGTAAGTTCAGGTGTAGATTGTGCGGCAGGTAGTGCTTGGCTTAAGAAACCACCGACAGCACTTAAGAACTCCATGCGGTCTTGCTTCTCTTGCTGTTCATCCTGATAAATCATTGAATCTGTAGTCACTTCAATACGGAAGTTCTTAGCAGGTTCGTCTTTTAAAAGTTGCAGGGCTTGCGGTATAAGTTGTTGATCTTGTGGGGATAATTGCATTGCACCGCTAATCTTAACGATAGTGTCATCGGTAAAATGGTTACAAATAATCTGTGCCTTGATCTGTAACAGGGCTGTAGCAAAGTTCACTACATCGTGTTGCATAGTCTTTAAACGCCCTGAAGCGTTGTTAGACTTAATAATCTGAGCACCTAGCGTTTCGTTAGGATCGGTCTGACCACGCTGAATATCAGCAATACCCATGATCTCGTAAATTTGACCCTTAACCTGTTCCATAGCCTGATAAGCCATGTTCAAACCTTCGGCAATTGGCTTAATGTCTACAAGGTTAATAGCTCCAACAAGTCCACCCTTTTCACTAAATGCACCGTAGTTCTTAACTGGTAGCAGGGAGTTGTTTTCACCCTCAGTAAACAGACGGGCAAGGGATGGCTCAGAAGCGTCATATACGCCCCGAACTTTGAGTGCTTGAATAAATCCATCAATGCGGTCTGCCAGCGTATCTAGCTGTCTTGCTTGGTCTTGGTACAAAACAAAGTCAGGTACAGGGATCAAGCTGTCAGTTGTAAGGGTTGAGAACATCGGCTTTGGACAAGGCCAAAAGTTTTCAAGTTGTAACGGATCGTCACGGGTATCAAGAATCTTACCCATTGATTTGTTCAGCCAAATGACTTGACCTGTAGTCTTGTCCCAAATCTCATAGACAACGGCTTCAGAAGCACCTTCGCCCATCTTCTCGTTAAATGTCTTGGATGTTTCAGGCTTGGTATCTAGCGGAATCTTACCGCCCAGTTTCTCACCAAAGCGTTCAACAAGAGCAGGTCTACCCATGTAAACCTTACGCCATACCGCTGTTACTTCTTCCCATGTACGGGCAACGGTTAAGCCAAAGTCACGCCAATGAACATAATCTACTGGAGCACATTCGTATTCAATGCGTTCTTGGTTCTCACGGTGTATACCGCCTTCGGTTTCAGCTTCGTCAATGTCCTCTGTAACTTGAAAGCCATCTTCGGGAGCACCGTCAGCTTCACCGCCTTCTTCACCAACAATATGTGGTTCATAGCGTACCCAAGCTGTTCCACGACCACCTAATAGACGGTCTTGAACCGACTGTTTCATGGCACTAGCATAATCACCATAATGCTCAATTTCGTACTCTAATGCCCGTTCTAGCATCATTGACGCTACACGACCTATCGGGTCATTGTCCCTAAATCTGCGTGAAACATCGGGTCTTGGAAGTCTTGCAAATACCGCTGGGGTAATGGTCTGAACATTAGACCAAAGGATATTGAACTTGGCGTTAGGATTATTACGACTGCGTGAATCATCACGATAACGCTTAACAATCTTATCGGCTCTGCCTTCCCATTCTTTGTATGTACGCTCGTACTGGGCGATGCAGTTATACCAATCTTCGTATTTGTGATCCATGTCTATATCCTACGGTTTGTTTGTTTAGGCGTTTCTTTCCACATCTCGTTTAGCGTTACATCCGTTTGCCCGACATGAAGTCCTTTAATGCGGTTATCTTTAAGGATAGGGCTGTCCTCATCTTTCCATACAAGGCTGAGATACCTGAACGAATCTGCAGAATGACTGGTGAAATCGTGTTTCGGGCGATCTCTAAAACATTTTTTATCATCATCCCATTCCCTTTGATATTGTCGTAAACATTCGATACCTTCTTCACATCTATTATCAAACCAAGCACGGGTTAATGCAAGTCGTGTTGCTTGAATTCCATCCTGAATTGACAGATTTGGAACAATTTTTAGATGTTTTATGTCAATTTTTGCAGAAATTTGTTCAATTATGCTCTTACCACCGCTTGCTAATGTTTTTGCTCTAGCGTCATGTGGCAGGTAATGATAGCCATATTTGTACCCAAACTCATCTTCTTTTTGTGCCAGCAATCCCGTGTAATAGGGTATAGCTTGACCATTAGATGAATGATGGTCTAGCACCCGTATCTCACCGTATACCACCTGAAACCACCAAATAGCCGTGCTGTCGTTGAATCCCAAGTCCCAAGCGGTATGGCAGGGGAACATCGGGTCATAGTCCACGCTGGTAATGCGGTCTAGATCAGTAAGCCTACGCATTTCTTGGCCATAATAAGCACCAAGGATAGCGGCTTCAAATGAGCATAAGAACTCTTGCTCGTATTGGTTGGCTGACATAGTGGCTTGGGCATCTAGTAATTCAGCTTCAGGAATTAAGCCTGATTGGTCTGCTCTCAAAGTCTTTACATACCAATTAGGGTTCTTTTGGGCTTCGTTGTAAATGTCATAGAACGCATTATGACCCTTTGGCGTACCAATAAAGGTTGCCCATGTTTCATAGCCGTTTAAGCCGTTTCTATCGGTTAGCAATGGTCGTACAATCTCGCCCCAAAGTCTTGGCTTCATGTCGGCATATTCATCTAGCACTACCCCATCCAAGTACAATCCACGCAGGGCATCAGGGTTATCAGCACCAAACAGGCGTATCTTTGCCCCGTTGACCAGTTCTACCCATAATTCTGATTGATTGGCTTTAACAATGGCTGGCTCTGCATATTTAAGCAGGTAATCCCAAGCAATGTTTTTGGCTTGTGCGTAGTAAGGGGCAATGTAAGCGTATCTACCATCAGGCTTTTTTTCCATAATAGCCCTACGAATTGTGTCGCAGATCGTAGCCACCGTTTTTCCTGCCCTACGATGACAGGTTAATACAGCCCAGCGTTCTTTTCTGTAATGAAAATCTAAGAACGCATCCCTAGCCTTGTAGGGATATTCGTACTTCTTAACTAACTCTTTCAATCTAAAAACTTGTGTTCGTGAATAATCTTGACAGGCTGATCCTCGTCACCTGAATGCTCTGTACGGGCTAACTTAGGCAAATGGTATTCCATGACGCTCTGCAACATACCAAAAGCCTTCTCAGGATTAGGTAAAACAATGAATTTATCATCATCGTTTTTAACGCCAATAGCGACCTGTTCTAGCCATTCTTGCATCTTGTAGGCGTTACCCTCTACAAACTGTGCAATCGCTTCCCTAGCCATTGCTGTTGACTTATTAGGGCTACCTTTAGGTCTACCCTTCGGATTATTAGTTTGTTGTTTAATACTCATACCTTACCCAAGTGGTTGATTAAGATAAGTTAATTCTACTACTATTTGACTT